ATTACGTGGCGTAGCCGCACTTATGGCAACTCAAGTAGATTCAAATTCAGGTAGATAGAAATGAAACTTATCAGAGAAGAAATCGAAAATGTAGAGGTTATCGTCGAAGAACGTGGCGGTAAAAAGAACCTTTATATAGAAGGAGTTTTCCTTCAAGGTGATATTAAAAACCGTAATGGCAGAATGTATCCTGCAGGAACTCTTGCAAAAGAAGTTTCAAGATACAATGAAGCCTTTGTGAATAAAGGTCGTGCATTAGGAGAATTGGGACATCCCGATGGCCCTACTGTTAACCTCGACAGAGTTTCACATAAGATTACTTCTTTGAGACAAGAAGGTGCGAACTTTATTGGTCGTGCTAAAATTTTGAATACACCTATGGGTAGTATTGCTAAGAATCTTCTTGATGAAGGAGTTAAACTTGGTGTTTCTTCTAGAGGTGTTGGTTCAGTTAGTATGAACAATGAAGGTGTTAATGTTGTAGGTGAAGACTTTATGTTAGCAACCGCAGCTGATATAGTTGCAGATCCTTCAGCTCCAGATGCATTTGTGGATGGCATCATGGAAGGAAAGGATTGGATTTGGGACGGAGGAGTCCTAAGAGAAAAGTTTGCAGCAAAAACATATAAACAAATTAATACTCTTGCAAGTTCACGTCAACTTCAAGAAAATAAATTAAAGTTATTTAAAGACTTCTTAGGAAATCTTTAATTTATAACTTTTCTAAATAATAAAAGATTCCACAAGTATAAAGTCTTAAATTCGGAGAGCTAAAACAATGTCCGTTGGTAAAAATTTACAAGAAATGGAAGTAGGCACTGTGCAATCCAAAACTGCTGTCAATTCAAAAGCAGCAGCTGGAGATGCAGCCCTTCCTAAAGCAGGTCAAAATGCGTCTGGTGTAGTAACACCTGGCAATTCTGCTGAAGTGGAGGATCTCGGCGGACCTACTCCCGATAACTACAAGACCGATGACGATTCGGCTAAGTTAAACACACCTGGCAAAACACTTGCTAAAGTAAGCAATGTTGTTAACAAAGGTGCTAAGTCAGCAGTTAAATCTGGTGATGTTAAACCTGAATCTGTCGAACCAGATGAGTCTAAAGAGGTAGTTGCAGAGGAAGAGCAAGTGGCAGAAGAACAAGTCACGGAAGCACCTGAACTCGATATCGAGCAGGATATGTCTGCGTTATTCTCTGGAGAAGAACTTTCAGAAGAGTTCCAAAGCAAAGCAAGAACAATCTTTGAAGCTGCAATAAACTCAAAGGTTGCTGAAATTGCTGAGGGTCTTAAGAAAGAAAACGAAGAGAAGATTGGCGAGGAAATTGAATCCGTCAAGTCTGCTCTCGTAGAAAGAGTTGATTCTTATCTTGAGTACGTCGCTGATGAGTGGCTCAAGGAGAATTCAATTGCTGTTGAGCATGGATTAAAGTCTGAGATGACTGAATCCTTCCTTGGTGGCATGAAAAAGCTTTTTGAAGAACATTATGTATCCATCCCTGAAGAAAAATATGATGTCGTCGAGAATATGGTCAACAAGCTTGATGAAATGGAGACCAAACTCAATGAGCAAATTGAGAAGAATGTAAACCTAAACAAGAGACTCTCTGAGTCTACTGCAGATGGTATTATCTCTTCTGTGGCTGAAGGTCTTGCCTTAAGTCAGAAAGAAAAGCTCACGACACTTGCTGAGAGTGTTGAGTTTGAAAGTGAAGAATCATATCGTGAAAAACTGGAGACTCTAAAGGAGTCATACTTTGGTCAGAGTGTTCAGAAAGAGACCTCAGAAGAAGTGTTAAGTGAAGAAGCACAGACCCAGAATTATACTGGTGCAATGGCTCAATACATGAATGCTTTGAATAAGGTCCAGAAGTGAATTTAATATTATAATCAAACGTAAACACCCATTTATAGGAAATAGCAAATGTTCGATTCAGAACAGTTGCAGGAAAAGTGGAAGCCCCTTCTAGAGCATGAAGGTCTTGAGAATATCAAGGATCCTCATAGAAGAGCTACAACCGCTGTACTGCTAGAAAACCAAGAGCGCTTTATGCGTGAAGAGAGAGAATTTCTATACGAAGGTTCTCCAAGTAACTTGAACGAAATCACTAACGCAGGTAATGCTGCTGGTGCTGGTGGCGGATTCGGTGCTGGTGCAACAGCTGCTGGTCCTACTGCAGGTTTCGATCCAGTTCTAATAAGTTTAATTCGTCGTTCAATGCCTAATCTTTTGGCATACGACATTTGTGGCGTACAACCAATGAACGGACCAACAGGTCTGATCTTTGCGATGCGTTCACGCTACACAAATCAGAGTGGAACAGAGACGTTCTACGATGAAGTAGATTCAGCATTCTCTGGACAGGATGTTGGACAAGACCTAACTGGTGGAATTACAAACCGTAATGCTGGTTTTGGTACTACTGGTCCTCAGCAGGGAACTAACCCATCTGTACTCGGATCTGGAGACGTTGCTCAGGCATTGTACTCTGTTGGTCAGGGTATGAATACTGGTGATGCAGAAGCTCTTGACGGAACAGGCTCTAATGCCTTCCGTGAAATGGCATTCAGCATCGAGAAAGTAACAGTTACTGCTAAGTCTCGTGCGTTAAAGGCTGAGTATTCACTAGAACTTGCTCAAGACCTCAAAGCAATCCACGGATTGAACGCTGAGGCTGAGTTAGCGAATATTCTTTCTACAGAGATCCTCGCTGAAATCAACAGAGAAGTTGTTCGTACTATCTACAAGGTTGCTGAGTCTGGTGCTCAAGCTAACACTGCAACTGCAGGTACATTCGACTTAGACGTTGACAGTAATGGTCGTTGGTCAGTTGAGAAGTTCAAAGGACTACTCTTCCAGATCGAAAGAGATGCTAACGCTGTTGCACAAAGAACTCGTCGTGGAAAGGGTAACATCATCGTTACTTCTGCTGACGTTGCTTCTGCATTAACAATGGCTGGTGTACTTGATTACACACCTGCACTTAATGCTAACTTGAACGTTGATGACACTGGTAACACATTTGCTGGTACAATCAATGGTAAGTATCGTGTATACATCGATCCTTATGCTGCTTCAGGTGGCGGTGAGGCTAA